TCGCCCGTCTTCGGATCCACCACCACCTCGTTGGTGATCGCGTTGCGGATCACCACCGTTTCATGGTCCAAAGTCCGGAGCTCGGCCTGAACTTCGTCGTACCGCTCCTGCTGCTCTTCCGAAAGCAGGTTCTGGTTCGTGATCTCGAACCGTTCACCACCAGCAGTGATGTAGGCGTGCCGGGCGAACCCGAAGTACTCCGCGAGTTGTTCCCGCGCAGCATCTTCCGCCTCCACTGATACGGGAGGCAGTTTCGGTTCGTCATCGTCGAGAACGGGTTGAGACATGGTGGGCTACCTTTCAGTGGGCTAGAGGGCTAGACCCGACGGGATGCGCTAGCCCAACGCACCCCGCCGGGGTCTCTGTTAAACGGGGGCGATGACGAACGTGCCCGGCGTACCCAGCGAGGCACCCGAACCCGACAACGTGGTCCCGATGACGGGAACAGTCACCGTGTACGGGCCGCCCGTGGAACCGGCGACGGTCCAGTCGGAAGCGTCGAACCCGTCATCCAGCAGCACCAGGGCCGATTTCACTGCGGAAGCGGCAGCGCCGAACGCGATCGTCGCCGTCGTCAGGCCGCCGTAGGTCAGGGTGAACGTACCGCTGGACTGCGTGCCCAACGTGACGGTGAACTGATGCGTAGGCGACCCGTACAGGGCCGCGTATCCGGGGCCACCGATCCACTCCGCCTTGATGATCGGCTGGTACTCGCCGTCCTGAACACCCATGAAGAACCCCGAAGGGAGGGGCTTGCACGTGAGCTCGGCGGCTTCGGCGTCCTTCTTGCCGAACTTCGAATCGCCGATCTTGTTGATCTTCACCAAGTCGTACGCCTTGACGGTTTGGATCTTCCCCGACGGCTTGTTGAACTCCCGCAGCAGAAGGAACTGGTAGTTGATCGGCGTGTAATCCAGCGGGGTGACGTAGATGGTGTTCGCCTGCCCGGGGTACTCCACCAAGTTGTCGCCGTTGGCATTGACCAACGGCAGCCCGTTGCGGATACGACGGAGAACTGGCTTCAGCGTCTCCACCGGGGTGAGAGTGAAGGGGATGTCGTCCTTCACCCGGTCCGAGTCGAACGGGAAGTTGCTTTGTTCGATCATGTAGTCGTCGTCGCTGGAGTCGGACTTGACGGTCGGCCCATCGCCTTCCTTGAACGCACCCAACAGGTGGAAGCCCTCGTTGTCTGTGGGATTCGGAATCCAGTACCCGCCGGACTTGATAAAGGCGAACAGGTCGTCGCGCAACTGTCCGTCAGCGGCGAACGGCGCCCAGTTCACGGTGCCGGCCGAATCGGAGTGCGGCGAAAGGTTCGTGGCCGCGCCTTGCGCCTGACGGCAGAACGCCGCCATCTTGCCGCCACGCTCAAGGAAGCTGCTGTCGACGTCGTTGAAGCCGCCGGACTTCCAGGTCGTGCCGGTTGAGGGAATCGCCATGTCTGTGGCTTCCTTTCGGGGATGGTGAAATAACCGGAAGGTCATCCCGGCGGTTGGGTTGGGCTAGATCAGGTGCCCCATTGGGGGGCTGCGCGGGGGGCTATTCCGCGACGATGGTGAGGCCGAGTTGATACCGGCCAACTTTGCGCAAAATCTCGTCGGTGTAATCCACCCACGTCGGCTTCTCAACGCACTCAACAGATTCGACACACGCCTGGCGGCCATCAGCCAAGACGATCTCGGGAAGCTCCCGCGCAAGCAGCATCATTCGCTTGTGAGTCCTCTTGCACTCGTCCATCGCCTCATCGGGATCGGACGCGTCACAGAACGTGTGGACAGACACGATTGGGGAGTCCAGGGATTCGCATTCGTCCTCAGCGCCGGCGATCCTTCGAACCACCCGGAACGGTAGGTCCGACAAGTCATCGGTAGCGGCTTTGCGGAACGCGGTCGGCCCCAACGGTGTCAACCACACAATGAGTAGTTCTTCGACGTCGGCCGCGGACTCCTCCAACAGATCAACCGTCATCGGAGAGCACACCCCCAGCGGTACCACCGAAAGCAGCAGCCGTCTTCGCGAATATCGCGAACTCCGGGGTAGGGGTATCGGGGCCGAGCTTCACACCCGCGCCGGGGCGGTAACGATCCTTGCCGCTGCCCTTCTTGTCTGGTCCGGTGCCGTACTCGATGAGGTGCGAATACCAGGCGGTGGCGACGACCCGAATCTTCCCGGTCTTCGTCTTCTGCACCTCGATACCCGCCGCATACTTGCCGGTGTCCTTCGGGGCGATCGACTTAGCGAAGGCGGCAACCTCTTTCGCCTTCTTGATCTTCTCCGCCCGCACCTGCGCAGAGGATTCGATCGCCCGGTTCAGATCATCATCGGAGATACCGACATCCCGCAACGAGTTCGCCATCAGGCCGGGTTCCTTTGACAGTCGATGGTGACCTTGAACGGGTTAGTGAAGTCCTCAAACGGTCGTGCGCCGCCGATGATCTTGTACTTCACCGAATCCACCTCGATCACACCGGTGGACTTCGCCGCGATAGCAGCCGCTTCCGGGGGGGCCGTGCACCGCCACACCTGCGTAGCAAGGTTCGTCAGGTCTTCTGGCATCTCCCGCGCATACAACGGCCGGAACCGGCAGCCAGGCACAGCCACCCGTGCTTCAACCGGGGTTTGCGTACCCAGCTTCCCGCGGGCACCCGCGGGGGTTTCGCTGATGAACGTCACCGTCGTTGACCCGAAGCTCATGAGATCGGCAGAATCCGGTAGGCATCCAACAAGGCCTTAGCCGACCCAGACAAGGCACCGCCCTGCAGCAGGGAGACCGACCAGTCGTACTCCACGTCGTCGACCCGCTTACGCGTCATCGCCGGATCATCCCGGCCAGCCGACACGGTCAACGCCAACGCCGCCTGCTCAACCGCCGCATCGAAATCCGGCGCCTCGTCATGGCCGTGAGTGAACGTGACGGTGATCGCCCCGGGATGACAAGACCAACACCGACCGTGCTTCTTGTACACCACACCGGTATCCCGCGAGAACCGAAGATCGGCCACGTCCAACACGACGTCATCCTCGATGACCGCCGTGATGGCGGTGAGGTACAACGACTTCAACGACAACACCCGACCACCAGGACCGTCCACCGTGACGGTGATGGTTTCCGGTGGGGTAACTACCCAGCCGCAGTATCGGCGGGCAGCCGCCAATGCTGCGTCTGCGTAGTTGACCGTCATCGATCAGGAACGCTGCGGAGGAACGTTCGACCCAGCCGACAGAAGTGCGACGGCCGAATAGATGCCGCCCGATGTCGCACCCGACTGCGTGGCCACGATGCGGCAGAACCGCTTCGTTGGAATGAACCCGAAGTGGAACACCTTGTCGTCGTCGGTCGATGCGGTGGTCGGTGCCGACCCTAGGAGGTGATCGGATGGCACGTCCGTGTAACCCGTACCGGTGGTGTCGGTCTCCTGGATCTTGAACACGACCGCACCGTCGGTGATGGTGCCAGTGGTGACCACGAACGACACCGAACGGAAGTTGTTGTTGTACACCGCCAGGTCGACCTCGGTACCATTCACGGCGGAGTTGGCGGTCCGGGACGCACTGGTCAGCGCGATCACGGGCAGGACGTTGTTGTAGACGCTGCGCATTACTTCTTCTCCTCGTCGGATTCAGCCGGCGAGTCGTCGGCCGTTTTATGGGCGGCTGGCTTGGGAGCAGCCTTCGCGGGTGCCTTCTTCTTCGACACCGCACGCAAACCGCCGGGCTCCGCGACGGCCTGTTCCACCGCACGCCCCACGAACGGCGAATTATCCACCTCTGCGAAGTGATCAGCGTGCGTCTTCAGGATCGGATCACCGTCGGCCGCCTCGTATCCGTTGGCGTACACGGTGTCACCGAACGAGAACGCGTTGATGCAACGAAAGCTCATTGCGGAACTCCTAGCTGGAATTGGTTGCTTGCAGGTTGCGGCGCACAGCATTTCACTGTGCGCCGCAACCGTTTACAGCAGATATGACTACGTGACATCCAGCATGCGGAATGCCGCGTCGTTTACCGAGTCAGCTCCGACTCTCAGCCACGCGTGCCAGCCGGCCTGCCCCGTCGGACGCCCATTCGAACCGAACAGGTGTGGGATGTAGGACATGGTGACGCCCAAACGGTCGGCGATCACGTAGTTGGAGAAGTCCCCGAAGATCAGGAAGTAGTTCTCCGCCGACGTGTTCAGGACGCCGTCCATTGCCTCCGACACGTAGTCTGGGCGACCCAACAGGTTGTGGTTACGGCCGTCGGCCAGATAACCCCACAGTGCCGCACCACCAGCGGTGTCGAAGCGCCGCATCAGGTTGTAGACGCCGCGGTGACCCAACCAGGAGCCGTTCGCCGCATACCGTGCCGGGAGAGCGGAATCCAGCGCGTACACGTCCGCCAACGCGAAGGTGTCGGTGGTGGCCGAGTTGACCACGCTTGCGCTGCCGGCGGACGCAACCAGTGCGGTCACGATGCCGGTCGGCTGGCTCGAACCCGAACCGGTGGCGAACGCCGTGCCCTCCTTCGCGTCCTTCTCGAACGCGATGAACTGGGCGACGTCGTTGGCGAGCCCGGGTGCGTCCATCGCGACCTCGTGCGTCACGGGGACGAACACCTGGAACTTGTAGATCGGGATGGACGGCTGAGCCAAGGTCGGCGCATCGTCGGAAACCTCGGCGGCTTCCGCATCCCATGAGCCGGTGACGCCAGCCGAGGAGATTCCGTTCCACGTGTCACCGGTGGCGGTAACCACGCGGCTGATCTGCCGGATCTCGTTGACCGATCCATTGGCCGTCAGGATGACGGTGGGGTCCAACTGGAACGGCACCAAATATCCGCCGGCAGAGTCGGTGAGCGACATGGCGCGAGCGATCGCGCCCTGCTCCTCCGTGGTGAGCGCAGCCATCTGGCCGTTCGACCGGATGATCTTGGTGAACGCTTCACCGTAGAGCGGCGACGTGGTGTGCAGCGCCAGATCGGTCGCCTTGTTGTGACGATCCCGCTCGACGAACTTGGTGGCCGCTTCACGGACCTTGTCCTCCGCGAACGGCATCTGCTCGATGGCGCCGAGCGCACGCGCACGCAGCTCGCTGTCACGGTTGCCCGAATAGCGAACTTCGGACAGATCCCACGGGTTCTTGTACTTGCCCGTACTGCCAAGCTGTGCGCCGAACCGCTGTCCGGAACGCTCACCCTGATCGACGACGGTTGCGCCAACAGCCTCGCTGGTAGCGGGAGCGCCGCTGGCTGCGGCGGAGCGGATCTCGTCGAGCGCCGCATCGTGCTCCAGGTCCAACCGGTGCTCGTGCACCGAACGGAACTCCTCGAGCAAGGTGGGGACCGCTGCGTGATCCTCGGGGGCCTTATCCTTCTTCGCCTTGAGCCGCTCCAGTTCGTCCTGGATGTCCTTCTCGCGGTGCAGGGCCTGTTGATGAGTCAGTTCGACAGACATCAGAGTCCTTTCATGGGTGGGGTTGATTCCCGCGCGGTGCGAACTTGGGCGAGCGCAGTGGTGAACAGTCGCTCGGTGGCGGCTGCTCGTGCGTCGTCGATTGCATCGGTTGGGATTTCGGTGTCGGTTTCCGGCTCGTGCTCCCCGGCCTCGGGTGAGGTGGATTGCGGCGTGTCGGTGTCCTCGTCCGAGTGCTCAACGGCCACCGAATCATCGGGGGTGTCTTGCGGCTCTGCGTTGGACTCGCCCTCTTCGGGGGCGTTCTCCACTGCGTCTGCGCGCAGTAAAAGTTCTCCGAGCAACCTGCGCTGCTCGGGGTCTTGCAAACGGGCGCCGTCGATCTCGACGACGCCAGCGGTTCTCATACTTGCGGTGGTGTCGGAGTAGGCCGGCCACACGACGGGGCCAACCTCGGCCACCTTGACCTCTTTCAGCGTCCGCAGCAGCACACCGCGCGATCCCGTCCAGAGCGCCTCTTCGACGTCCTCGGGCTTGACGGTCTTTCCTTCTGCGTCGCGCCACTCATCGCGGACCACGGAGAACCGGAACGACATACCGTCAATCGCGCCGGTCTCGATGGCCTCACGGATGAGGTCGATGAGGATGTGCTGCCCCATACGTGCTTCGACGTAGAGGCCGTTGTCGTCCTCGCGGATGTCGGCGATGGTGCCGATTGGCACCGATCCGATGAGTGGATGTTGACCGTGGTCGAACTGGAACTTCGGTGTGCGCTCACGAAGGGACTTGCGGAACGCACCTGGGGCGATCTGCTCGTCGAAGGTGCCCTCCCATGAATCAATCCGGGTGGGCGAGTTGAACACTGCGCCATAGCCAGCGAACGTCCGACCGTCAGTGGGCAGGCCGTCGCGGGTCAGCGTGAACGGCACCGACCGGCAGACGTCCTCACGCGGCGGTGCCGCCTTGCGTTGCGCTGTCGTCACTATGCTCCTCCTACCTGTGGGTCCGTCGGGGCTGGCGGCGGCGGATCTTGGCCCGGCTCAACGAGTTGCACGCTGGTCAGACCGGTATGGACTAATAGGTTGATGTCGTCGGCGTCGACCGCTGCTACAGCCGAATCCGGTTCGAACCCGGCGATGATGTACGTGTTGACGGTGGTGGCCTTGACTTGCGCGATATCGGCGGCGTCCTTCTCGTCCTCACGCAGGAATGGGACGTCAGCGGTTCCGTACCACAACCGCGTTCCATTACCGGGAGGCGGAACGACGTTCTCGATTGACCCGGCAACGTTCTGCCACAACGGGTGCGCCGTACCATCGGATAACCGGCGGCGCGCTTGGCCGTAATTCGAGTATGTCGCCGCAGCCAATCCTTCAGACAGACCGACGATCACCGGCGGGACTCCAGCGGCGGCGGCGATGCGGGTCTCCCCGCCGCCGCGCACACTTTTGAAGTCAATACTGCGCAGGTCCGCGCCGACCACTGTCGCGTCGGCGCCGGGGTACAGATTCAGTGTCTTGTAGGCGTTCTCGGTACCGGCGAACTTCGCCAGCACCTCTTCTGAGAACTTCGTGATGGAGTCGTTCGTCGTGCCAAGCGCGTGCTTGATGATCATGTTCGGCGTAGCGCCGTTGTCGAAGAACTTCCGCTGGTGCCTGGTCATCGAGTGGTCGGCCTGAATTTCACGCAGGATCGGCGTCAGCCACGACATCCCAGAGAACACCGCGAGCGGATCGGGTATCGGCGCGAAGTGCACGACCTCTTCGACCGTGAACGCGACTGCCTCATGGGAGTTGCTTGGGTGACACCCGTTCTCGGTGTAGAGGTAGCCCTTCTTCACCCAACCGACCTGGCCATTGCCGCGGCTGGAGTCTGCCGTCCCCATCGTTCGTGGAGTCCCGACGATCTGCACCCAGTCGGGACGTAACCTGACCAACTCGTCACCCTGACGAACCCAGTAGCTGTTTCCCGCCAGGTCTGCGTCTTGAATCATCCGCGACAACAGATCCTGTGTCGTACCACCCGGCCACGGCCGCTCCAGCACGCCGAGTGTCTGATCACCGAACGTCTTCGATGGCTTCCCGTTCAAAATCTGTTGGAACTGAAACCTGATCGAAGAGAACACCAACTGGCGGACCAGCATGCAGGCGAACACCACACCATTCGATGCGTAAGCCTGAGACGCGAGGCCAATGAAGTTGTTCGTCGGCATCTCCGTGGCCGTACCGGCCAACGTCTGCTGCATACCCGGGGAGCCATACGTCAATCCGTTGAACTGGAACTGACCGAGCATCGCCGCGTACTGATCAAACGACATGTCCCGCGATGAACGCTCGGTAGCTTTCATCCGCGACAACAGGTTCGCCATCAGGCTTTGTCCGGGTCATAGAGCACGTAGAAGATGACCGCCACCAGTGGTAGGACACCACTGGTCAGCAGTGCGACGCCCAAGCCCCAGATGACTGCCGCACCGGCTACGATCGCCGAGTACGCGAGTACGGCAATCACCGCCAATGCCAGTGCAATCCAAGAGTTCACGTCAGCATTCCCCAAGCCTCGATTTCCGGTGTGCGGCCATTGACGTTCAGGCCATGAAGAGCGAGCGTCACCGCAACGAGTTGGGTGATGTCACTACTGCTGTCTTTTCTGTTCCACGCCCATCCATCGAGCAGGTCACGCTTCTTCCCTGCAGCCACGGAGTCGGCCAGGGGTTGTGCGCCACCATGTCTGAGCTTGTCTTCGTGGACCGCGGAGTAGAAGCCGCTGCACGCCCTGGCCATGTCTGCGCCCGTCGTCGTCAAGACTTCGACGCCGAGCTCCTCAATGGCCGGGATCAAAGCAGCAGCTGAGGAGAAGTTGTCGATGACCGTGGCGCACGGTTTCCACTTGTCCCGCAACTGAAGGACCCGATCGGGTATCCACGCCGTCCCTGGCTGTGTCTCCACGATCCCGACGTGCATCCGACCATCAGTGCGGTACCCAGCGACACCTATCGCGGCGTGGGTCTGCATCCGATTCACGTACACCGCGAACGACACCGGGTCCGTCGGCTTCGACTCCACGTCCGTAAGCGCCGACCACACCGCCGGTGAGATCAACTGCCCCGAGGTCGACAGCCAGAGCCCAAGGCCCTCACGCTTGAAGCCATCAGGGTCAAGCTTCTCCCGCAGCCGTTCAATGCCCTCGACCGGCGTCCGGTGCGGAAATGACGGGTTGGCCTTCGCCCACTGCTTCCGATCATCCAAATTGGCATCATCGTCGGCGCCGCACTCGATCCACACCAGGTTCGTCTTCGCCCCAGTCAACGCATCGTCACGCATCCGGGTAAACGACTCCGAATTGTCTTCCGGCTTCGGCGGTGTCCCGACGTACACGTGCAACCCGAACTGCGACGTGTTCATCGTCGCGAGCATGTTCTGCAACGCCCGCTCCGAAAGGATCTGCGCCTCATCCATGATCAGCACATCAACACCAGGGATGCCGCGGCCGAACCCACGCTCACGGGCGCCGAACAAGATTCGAGACCCGTTGTGGAACCGGATCTCCTCATCACCAGACCCGAGGTACACGCGGTCGATGTACGCCTTGACCTTCTGCCGTTCGGCGAACGCCTGCATCGACAGGAACGTCTCTTCATGCGTCCGCGCATGGTGGGCAGACCAGATCACCAACAGCCCAGGTTGATTGACGCACAACCCGAAGATCAGACCCGCCAACAGATACGTCTTGCCGACCTGCCTCGGAAGAGACATCCCAACCCCACCAACGGTGGCGGCGAGCTTCCCATCCTCGCGCTTCGCGAGAATCAGCCGCGCCGCGCCCTGCTGCCAGCCGTCGAACGTGATTCCCAGCTTTTCCCGGCACGTCGCGTGAACAGCCGGCCAGCCCGTCGACACGATCCCGGCCGGCTGAACGACGTGCCGCGCGACCTCAGATAGCTTCTGAGTTCCAGGTTTCGTCGCCAGGGCCGTCACTGCCACCCTCCGCCGCTTCCTGCTTGGCCCGAAGGTCGATCGACTCGATTTCCTTGGCGATGTCCTGCAACCTGCGCGTCAACGCAGCCAAATCCCTTGGCGGGCACGACGGGTCAGAC